CTTCAAATCGGGCGCCTTGAAGTCCAGCTCGGGCAAAAAAGTAGCGAGCCGTAAGCAGGCAATCGCCATTGCGATGTCCGAGGCCGGCATGTCCAAGAAGCGGAAAAAGAAATAATGGCTAAGCGGGGTCTTTACGCCAATATCCACGCTAAGCGCAAGCGCATCACAGCTGGATCGGGCGAAAAAATGCGCAAACCAGGCAGTAAGGGCGCCCCAACCGCCAAAGCCTTTACGCAATCCGCCAAAACCGCCAAAAAACGGAGGAAGTAATGGCACTCACTGTCTCACGCGGCACCAACTTGGTGGAGTATCACGAATCCACCCCACTTACTGCCGTCAACGACGCCTTAGAAATCCACGTCGACAGCAGCGAGTTCACATTTGCCGCTGTCGTATCGGGTGGCGCCAACTTCACCCTAGTTTTCGAGGCTAATTACAACGGCGGCGGCACGTGGTTTGAGCTGGATACCAGTAAAAACATCAACTCCAACGGCCAGTACGCCTATTTCTATAGCGGCAAGCCCGCAAACAAGATCCGAATGCGCATTGCTTCTATCAGCTCTGGCACACCTAGTGTTGTTCCAATTATTGCTGTTGCATATCACGGCTAATGATCGAAACAGTCAGCGGCGGTTGTATCCACATCGAAATCGACGCCGAGGAGGGCACAACCACCGCCACATTTGCATTTGCCACCCCAAACGAACCAGCAATCCTTGGCGCCTTCGTCTCTAAGCTGGCGCAAGGCATCGAAGTTTTAATTCCAATCGAGGAAGAGGACGACGACGATGACGATTGAGTATCGCGGCGAACGTTTTGAGGGCTACAACAAACCCAAACGCACCCCAAAACACCCCACTAAATCACACGTAGTCCTTGCAAAAGAGGGCGACCAAGTAAAACTAATTCGCTTCGGCCAACAAGGCGTCAGCGGCAGCCCCAAACGCACTGGAGAAAGCGACGCCAACCGCAAACGCCGCGAATCCTTCCAAGCCCGCCACGCCAAAAATATACAAAAAGGCAAAATGTCAGCCGCCTACTGGGCAAACAAGACCAAATGGTGACTATCTATTTTCACATTTATGAATCCACATCTTCAATTCCATCACATAACGCCTCAAAAACTCAGCCTTCTCCAGATGCCACACACTCCCCGTCCGCACGTACTGGTGCGTGTGATTATCAATCCCCTTCAAGCACTGGTGAATAAGTGCATTCCACGGTTCCCGCACGGGCGTATTCCACTCGCGCACGAGGCATACCTAGATCTCTAGTGCCAAAATAAGTACAAAGTAGGAGTCAAGCCGTGGTCTACAGCGCCAACCTGCCCCCAACTGGAGCTGTAGTCAGCGAATCGCCGTTCGTCCGCAGCCTCGACGTCATCGCCATGATGTCCGACTGGAGCGTGATGGCGGCCGTCACCAACGGCACCGAATACTTGCGCGACCAAAGCGAGAAATATCTACCCCAAGAACCGCGTGAAGACGACGATGCCTATGAAACCCGCGTTGCCCGCAGCGTTCTCAGCCCTTATACCAGCCGTCTAATCGAGACCGCAGCCGGTGCAATCCTCCGTAAACCCATCCACATCGAAGGTGACCAGTATTGGCTGAACCTGGCGCAGAACGTCGACGGTCTCGGCTCAAACATCAACGAATATGCCCGCCGTGCGCTGGTAAGCAGCCTTACCTATGGTCACAGCGCAATTTTGGTGGATTATCCCGCCGCGATGGGCGCCCGCAATCTTGCTGAGGAACGCGCCCAAGGCCGCCGTCCATATTTCATCCACGTCGACGCCTCTCAAATTTGGGGTTGGCGTCAAGCCAGCACCATGCCTGGCGCACCTTTAACTCAAGTCCGCATCCACGAGTACACAACACGCCCACTAAACGAGTTTGGCGAAGAGCAGATCGAGCAAATGCGGGTGATCTATCCCGGCCGCTACGACCTGTACACCTTGGGCCAAGACGTTGTCGAGTTCAGCGAAACCGGCGACTACAGCCTCCCCGAAATCCCCCTGGTGCCTATTTACAGCAACCGCCGTGGAATGCTGCAGTCACTACCTCCTTTGCTCGACATCGCCAATCTGAATATCACGCATTACCAACGCCAGGCGGATTTAATTCACGCGCTGCACATTGCAGCAATGCCAACGCTCGTCCTCGAGGGCTGGGACGACACTACCGGCAGCGCGACGATGGGCGTCAACTACGCGATTGCCATGCAACCAGGCAACAAGGCGTACTACGTCCAAGCCGACGCCACCAGTTTTGAATCACAGATGGCGGAGTTGCAGTCACTCGAAGCCCAGATGTCAACACTGGGAGTTACCAAACTCTTCGGCCAAAAATTTGTTGCCGAGTCTGCCGAGGCAAAGCGCATCGACCAAGCGCAGAGCAACAGCGTGCTGTCAATCATCAGCCAAGAACTGGAGAGTGCACTAAATCAAGCATTTAATTTTGCTGCCCAGTATGTCGGCATCGAACCTCCCGAGATCAAGATCGACCGCGACTTCGACTACTACCGCCTAATCGGTCAAGACATCTCCGTTTTGGCACAGCTAAACGAGATGGGCAAGATCAGCGACGCAATGTTGCTGGAGATCCTGCGACGCGGCGAGATCCTGCCTGACTCAGTCAACGTCGAGGATGAGCTTGAAGCTGCCGGCAAGCCCGCCACCTCTATCACCGAGCAACCTGAAGTTGTAGAAGAAGAGGAAGCAGATGTGTCTTCAGACATGACCCCGGACCGCGTCGACCGTCTGATCGAGTTGCTGTCCCGCTAATGGCTACCAAAACAGAGCAACTCACGCTCGCCCAAGTCACCGCACTGGTGCGCTTGGCGAAGCGTCTGGACGCGGTCAACAACATCACCGCCGGCCAAGGTCCTCCAGACGACCGTAACGGCACCAACGGCGACTGGTACATCGACCTAATCACGGGTGACGTATACGGTCCCAAATCCGCCGGCAGCTGGGGCACATCAGGCTTCAGCTTGATGACGCCAGCCCATACGCAACAGTTAGCCATTGGTGAACTGGTGCCGGGACCAAAGGGCGACCAAGGCGATCCCGGTCCCCAGGGTGACCCTGGCCCTCAAGGTATTCCAGGCGAGCAAGGTATCCAAGGTGAGCGAGGTCTTCAGGGCGACCCCGGACCGCAAGGCATCCAAGGTGAACAAGGTATCCCAGGCGAGCAAGGTCCCCAAGGTTTACAAGGGGAGCAAGGTCCACAAGGCGAGCAAGGGGAGCAGGGTGTACAAGGCGAACCAGGCGCTGCTGGCGCCCAAGGTGAGACTGGCCCCCAAGGCGATCCCGGACCTCAAGGTGATCCAGGCACAGCCGCAACCATCACAATCGGCAGCGTCACGACTGGCGCAGCGGGCAGCAATGTAGTTGTTACCAACAGCGGTAACAGCACTGCTGCAATATTGAATTTCACTATCCCGAGGGGCGATGCTGGGGATCCCGCGAGCGTCACCGCCGGCAACAACATCACCATCGTGGACGGCGAGATCTCGGTTTCTGACACAGCCGAGTTCGACGACGGGTCGTATTAACTCTTCTGTCGTAAACTAGAGCAGTTCATGTAACACACAACTGTGCCTGAAGAACAGCAAGCACCAGTAACTCCTGTGGAGGCTGTTGCTCCTCAGCCTGTGGCTGAAAGCTCGGATTTAGCCGCCCAAATCGAAGCACTCCGTGCGAAGAACCAGGAGTTGATCCTGGAACGCCGCAAGGACCGCGAGAATCGAGATGCCATCCAGAAGCAGCTCGAAGAACTAAAGCTGGCGCAAGAGCAAGCTCAGACCACCAGATTGGCGGAGTCCGGCGAGTTCAAGACGCTGTGGGAACAAGCGCAAGAAACGGTTGCCGAGCTTAAGCAGCAACTGGCGGACCGTGATTCCCGCATCACATCTATGGAAGCAAATTTCACACAAGAACAGGTGAAATCAGCTGCCATCGCTCAACTTTCCAACGCAGGTGCATTAGCGCCAGATCAGTTGTATCGTTTAGTGCAAGAGAACTTACGCGCCAAAGATGGACAGCCTGTGGCTGTTGTTGGAGGCGTTGAAGTTCCGGTTGGCGAGTATATCGCCAACTTGAAAAACCCCGGCAGTGGTTACGAGCATCATTTTGCTGCTACGAACCGCGCCGGCATGGGTGTAACGGGTAGTGCCCGTTCCACCGCACTTCCCGGTCAAGCCAACCCCTGGTCACAAGAGGGCTGGAATGTCACCCAGCAAATGATGATGCTGGAGGAGAATCCAGACCGTGCCAGGTTGTTGAAAGCGGAAGCCGGTAAGTAAGCCCCTGTGGGGCGCCTACCCCGTAAACGACTCCACCGGAGCTAATCCATGTCCGCCTTTAACGGCAACTATTCGGGGGGTACTTTCCTCTCGAACCTCGTTACCCGCCCCGAATTCCTCCAGTACACCTCTGAAGGCATTTTCGAGCAATCCAAGTGGGTTCAAAGCGGCATCATCCAGCGCAACGCTGCTCTTGATGCACGTGCCGGCGGCACCCGTGTTCGCGTGCCCTTCTTCGATCCCATCGCTCCTAGCGAGACCCAAATCCTCAGCAACAGCACCTGGGGTGGTGGCGGCGGTTACCTGGTGCCCGCAAACGTGACTGCCGACGAGCAGATCATGACTCTGCTGCACCGTGGTTTCGCCTATGCCGCAGACGACCTCAGCAAGCTGGGTTCTGGCGCCGATCCTCTGGCTCACGTCCGTGACCAGCTGACCGCTGCGATCAACAAGCTGAAGACCGCCACCCTTTCTGCCCAACTGCTGGGTCTGTTCGGTGGTATTTCCGGCGCTGGCGTCCTCGGTCCCAACCAGACCGACAAGTCCATCGGTGGCACCACCCCCACCGAGGCCAACTACCTGAACGTTGCCAACGTTGTTGCTGCTAAGGCAAAACTTGGTGAGCGCGGTGACGAGCTCGACTCGATCGCCATGCACTCCAACGTTGCCTACTACCTGCAGCAGGTGGGCATGTTGACCTTCAGCACCTCCGCACTGGCCGCCTCTGGCGCCGTTGTGTGGGGCGGTGGCGGCGTGGGCGTCCGTCAAACTGAAGTGCCCTTCTTTGCCGGTCTGCGCGTCGTCATCGACGACCAACTGACCTATCTGGCCGGTGGTACCGCTACCCATGCGGTGAAGTACCCCGTGTACCTGTTCAAGTCCGGCGTGGTGTCTGAGGGCATCCAACAGGATCTGCGTCTGGCTGCAGACCGCAACATCCTGTCCATGCAGGACGTGCTGGCCGTCGACTACCACTACGGTTACCACGTGACCGGCACCAAGTGGGCCGCCGCTGGCGACAACCCCACCAACGCTTCCACCACCGGTAACCTCGCCGCAACCGGTTCCTGGAGCCTGGTGTACAGCACCACCAAGATGGTCCCCGTGGCCCGTCTGCTGGTCAACACCCCCTTCGATACCACCGCTTACTCCTGATCTTTCAGGACAAGCGAAAGGCCCCCAAACCGGGGGCCTTTTTTAATGCTCAGTCCTCAATACCAAGCCGAATCTTCTCCTGCACCTCAAACACCACCGGAGTATTCATGGTGCTTTTGTATGACTGCAAAATCAGCTGATTAAGCACGTCATAACTGACCTGGAGCTTTTCGCGGATTTCGGAAGTATCAAGACCTTCCTCTTCCCGCAGCCGGCGTACTTCCAGCGCCACATCTTCCAATTTGCGTACCTCCTTACCGGGGAGAGCAGTGTTGGTTTTAGGTGTTTCCACCTTTACGCTGGCTTCAGCGTCAGCAGTTTTACGAGCGGGCATGCAACTGGTAAGGCTCTACGTGTTACAGAATAGTCGCCGCTGGCATGAAGACATCCAATACGGCGACCACCTAGAGCGCGTAGCCGACCTGGAAATGGACGGAGCGCAGGTGTACCACGCCAAAATTTTGGCCCCACCTCCACGGATGAGAAGGCCGCGTAGCAGCGCTAGACTCAAACAAAGATTGATGTAACTGTGGCCGCGACTATTGATGCCACTTTGGGAGGCGCGTCGGCCAACAGCTACGTGACGCTGGAGGATGCCGATACATATTTTGAAACTGTGCCGGATTCCAGCACGTGGGACGACAAGACTGAGGACCAGAAAACCCGTGCCTTGATCTCCGCAACGCGCTGGATCGACGCTCTGAGCTTTTACGGCGACCGCTGTAGCGAGACCCAAGCGTTGAAGTGGCCGCGTGAGAATTACAAGGTTGACGGCATCGAACTTGCCTGCACGTTGATTCCAGCAGGCATTGACACCGCCACCTATGAGCTGGCACGTGCCCTTGCCAATGACACCGACGCCATCACCGGCACCACCGGCACCAGCGGAATCTATGACGCCGTGGAACTGGGCGATCTCAAAGTCAAGTACAACAAATCCAGCCAAACCAGCGGCGTCATCAACAACGTCTTCGATGTTTACCCTTGGCTGCAAAGTTATTTAGGTGTTTACTGCATGGGTGGCGCGGCCAACTATGCGGTCCGTCTATATCGAGGTTGATATGAGCCTTGTAGATGCCACTTTTGCCGCCCTTCCCGCCCAACTACTGGCGCAATGGGGGCAAGACGTGACCTACTTAAAAGCCAATACCTCTCCGACGTACAACACCACAACAGGCCAAGTCAGTGGCGCGGACACCAGCATCACAGTCCGAGCCTTGATTTTTTCTGCTAACCCCGAGGAGTTCGAGAGTTTTTACCAAACCAACGACTTAAAAGTCATCATCGGTAACGCCGAGCTTGGAGCGTATTCACCCAGCATCCGAGACCGCATCCAGTACAGCGAGAACGCTGTAACACGCACGGGTCGCATTATCAGCTGCAAGACATCTCGCGGCGAAAACCCAATCGTCCACACCATCTTATTGAGGCCCCAATAATGGCTAGACGCAACGGTGCTTGGGACCTACTTAAGGAATTGGATCGTGTAAGCGGTTCTGCGACACTTATCGGACCCATTTTGTGTGCCGAAAAAGTTGTAGAGGATTTACAAGCAAGAGGTCCTCAGTGGACAGGCGAGTTCAGTAACTCTTGGGAAATAAAAGGACCGCAAGGTCAAACAGCACGGGGAACCGGTGCACCAGGGAAACCTCAAGCTATTAAGTTTGACACAGCACCCTTTACCGGAAGGCAGGCATTATCCACTCGCCTACGCACTACGTATACCAAAGACAAAGTAGTTTTTACTATTACCAACTTTTCCCCTTACGCGGACGAGGCGCGAGACCTAGTACCTTACACACCTTTTGATAGCGATTTAGAAAATCTGGGTACTCCTCTTAAGAGGCGCAGGTACGGTACGCGCCCGGAAGGCGGACGCCGAGGAGAATTATCAGGGACAGGCAATAACAGCAGCACAGCCCCACTTGACTGGTACTCAAACTACTTTGGGGGTGGGCAATTAGGTAAAACGATACAAGTAACCATGGACAAAGTAATGAGGACTATCTAATGAACTACCAAGCTGTCCGCGCTGCTCTCGAAGGTCCTCTTGTTGCCGCTTACAACGGTTTGTCACCTGCTGTTCCGGTCTATTTCGATAACGTCATCAACTATGACGCCGACAGCACTGAAGAGTTTGTCCATGTAAACATCCAATTTGGCTTGACTACCGAAGCCTCTCTGACAAGCAGCTTGGATCAAATCCGTGGTGTCGTCGTCGTTCGAACCTATACACCAAAAGGAAAAGGTCCTGCTCGCAACCAGGTGCTTGTCAATACGGCGTTCACCGTTCTGCAGACCATTAACGACACACCAAAACCGGCAACAGGCATTTACGTTCGTACACGTAGCATCGAAGGTCCAACATTTAGCCCCGACTTTGGTGGCACAACCCCGGACCAACAATCTCGTCGCGCATTTACCCCGTTCTTTGTGTCTCGTATGGAAGCCGGATTTCAAGCGCAGGTTATCTCTTAATACCGAACTCCACCGGAGCTAACCTGTATTGAGCCGGGCAGTGCCCGCGTTCTTGTCCACTTCTCGGTACTAACCATGGCCACCGTCCTTTCGGGCACCTCCGGCGCCCTGTACTACTCCCCTGCTGGCACCACCGGCACCTTTGTTGAGGCTGACGTCGACGTTCTCAACGACGAGATCACCGTTGCCTCGTACCTGAACTTCAAGGTTGGCGATCCCGTCAAGTTCTCGGTTATCAATGCCGAAACCGGCGCCGTTGGAACTGGAACCCTTCCCGCCGGTATCACCGCAGGCACCACTTATTACGTGATTGCCTACACCGCTAGCACCGGAATTCTGCAGGTCTCCGCCACCTCGGGCGGCTCGACTATCACGATCACCGACGACGGCACCATCGTTGCCCCCAACGTCTTCAAGGTTGCTTATGCAGCACCTGTCGCTGTTGGATCGGTTCGTGAGTGGAGCTTCGAGATCACCCGTTCCGAAATCGACGTGACCACCATTGGCCAGACCCCCGGCCAATATGCCCCCTTCCGCGCCTATATCACCGGCTTCGCGGATGGTTCTGGTTCCGCCACGGTATATACCACCGATGACGACACCACCCTCGCCAGCCGGATGGTCGAGGACGTGATCCAGTCCAGTCAGGCTGGTGCGACGATGAAGCTCTACATCGACCGCATCATCTCTGGCGGTACGGTCGATGACACCAAGAGCCGTTCGATCACTGTTCCTGTGATCGTCACCTCGGCCAGCCTCACCGTCAACCCCGACGACGGCCAGAGCGTGGAGATTGCCTTCCGCCCCAGCTCCACGCCTACCTTCGATCTGAGCAAGTCCTGATAATCTACGGACTGCGTGAGGACACCGACCCCGGCCTACCCGCCGGGGTTTTTATTTTCTACTCCGCTACACTATAGTTTGGTCGCACAGAGCATTTTTATGCCTACCTCCACCTCACTTAGCGCACTGGATCGCCTGCGGAAGGCAGCCAATCTGGAACCCACCAAGCGGGTTGTCGATCTCAGTGACGGTTCGACATTTGAGATGTGGGTAACCCCACTGACGATGGCCGAGCGCGAGCGAGCACAGAAGCAAGCTAAGAGCGACGACGCAACCCAATTTGCTCTGCAGCTACTCATCAGCAAAGCCTGCGACGAGAGCGGCCAAAAGCTGTTCAAGATTGGGGAGATCGACATCCTCAAGAACGAAGTCAAGGACAAGGATCTTCAATCTCTGATGCTGGCGATCCTTACCGAAGGAGAAGGCGAAATCGACACCAAAAGCGCTTGAGGCTGCCTTAAAAAAGGACGCAACCATGCGCACCCAGTTTTTCGTAGCCGAAAAGCTGGGGATGACCTTAAGCGAACTCCGCAACCGGATGACGGAAGACGAGCTCGCCGCCTGGTACGTGTACTACAAGATACGTGCCGACGAAGAGGAGGCCGCCTACAAAAAAGCTCGCCGCCGCTAACCCGGCGGCTTTTTAACGCCGTAGACTGAAGTACCAGATCACAGTGAGCTACAGCCGTGGCCTATACCGCGAGTATTGCTATTGCGGTTAAGGGTATCCAGGATGTAAAGGCACTACAGGAGCAGATCGAAGCAGCCGCAAAAGGTGTAGATAGATTCAACAATTATGCAAAGCAGGCATTTGACGGTGATTTTGTTCGCAGCATTCGTAATCTGAATTCTGCTTTAAAAGATGCCACTGATGCCTTTGACAAGGCCGCTTTAGGCACCAGCCGTGCCAGAGACGCAGCAAGCGCGTATTTAGCAGCAAACCGCGAAATCATGCGGGGATTGGAAGATCGCAAACGATTACTAAGAGAAGTTGCAGCTGCAGAAGCAGCACAAGCAGCCTCCGCATCAGGAATGCAGTTCACGTTTGGTGGACCGAAGGCACTGCCAATGGCTGGTCAAACAGCCTTCAAGGGAGAAGTGGTTGGCGGTTTAGGCGGTGGGGCAAGAGCGGCCCTACAAAATTACGAAATGCTAGTTGGTGCGGCGGGCAAATTAGCCGCTCGAACGCAGGCTGCCGCAGACATGGCTCTGCGTTTTTCGGCAGCAACACAACAGCAAATTCCTGCATTTAATCACTTTGCCCAGATTTATCAGGGTATATACCTCTCGGCAGTCAAACTGAGCCAAGTTAAGGCTTTACCTAGCAGCGAAATGCTGAAGGAGCAAGCTCGCGGTCTACAGACCATTGAATCGATCAACCGCAAAATCGCAAAAACAGAGGAAGAAAGGGTGGCTCGCCTAGAGCGGGTGCGCAAAAAAGCACGAGAAGTCTATGCCGAGTATGAAAAAGGACGTAAACCACCCGCACTACCGCCCGCTACAGAACCAGGATTGTTCGGCAAACTAGCCGCCAAACCGGGTATGGCAGACGCCATTATTGGTGGTGCGTTCCCTCTCTTATTTGGCGGTGGACCCGGCGCAGCCGCAGGTGGTTTCCTCGGCGGTCTAGCCGGCGGAGCAATGGGAAACCCATGGGGCATGGCATTGAGCCTTGCGATGTCGGCTGTGGGTATGAACGTAGACGAAGTAATAGAAAAATTTGCGGAGCTGCAAGCTGCTGCAAAGACACTAAACGTAGATGGGCTGCGCGATAGTGTGCTATTCGTAAACAGCGCATTTGAAGTTCAAGTAGAGCGTTTAGTTCGCTTAGGTGAATTAGACCAAGCTCGCCTACAAATACAAAAAGAGATTACCAAACAAACCGGGATCGGCGCTGGTACTCAAGATGATATTGAGAATTCATTTGCTATAGCTAAGAAGGGTAGTGATGATCTTACTGCTGCTCTAGGCGGCCTGTTCTCGATAATACAAGCACCGCTCAATGTATTTATCGGCCTGCTGACAGAGGGTTTGGCCGTAGCACTTAAATTTATCAATAGCATACTTAGTGCTGCAGGCGACTGGCTTAAAAGTATTCCTGGGCTTAAGGGTTTGAGCGAAGCGTTTAAGATGCCTAACGAAGAACTGGAAAAAGCCAATGCAAAAGTCCAGCTTCTTCTCGACAAAACTTACGAAGAAATTTTTGCTAAGCAGAAGATTTTAGATCTTGAAAAACAACGCACCCTGGGACGCACAGCCGAAGAAAAAGCCATCAACGCTCTTATAGACAAAGAGCAAAAAATTGCACAAATTAAAGCAGATAGCGACAAGGAAATAAAAGAGTTTTATGACCAGAATAGAGCAGCAAGCATAGAGATAGTAACTCAAGGGGTGAACGCGCTGAAGATAAAGCGGGACCAGCTTATCGAAGAGATAGAGATAGCAGACAAGCTACAGGAACAACTGCGTATCCAAGAAGCGATCAACGAGGCAGCAAATATTCGCACCAAGCAACTCGAACTTGCCAAGATGCAGGAAGAGATTGCCATACGCATCGCTCAGCTAAACAACACCCTTACTCAGCAAGAGGCAGAACGCCTGATAACCGCAAACGAATTGCTACTGGTGCAGCAGCAAATTAACAACGAACAAAGTAGGCTGGCTCAGCTTAAACCTCTACTTACTGACGAGCAGATTCTCGACGCTAAAAACAAGATCGCAGGTCTACAACTTCAGGAGGTAAACCTCAAGCTCAGACTGGAAGAGCAAGAGATCGAGAGAATCAAGGAACAGATTGCACGCTTTAAGGACGTAAAGATCGTCGTAACCATAAACAACGAAAAGTTTTTCACATCCCTAAAAACAGCAAGCGAGGTAATCCAATCCACAACAAACCTGTTCAACGCCCAGTTTGCTGCTCAAAAGGCAATTAACGACCTGCTCATCCAACGTGCTGAGCAGGAAGGCGATCTCGATAAAGCCTACGCCCTTCGTGTCAAACAAGTCGAACTTACATACCGCCAGACCGTACTGCAGATCCAAGTAGAGGTAGAGCAGGCCCGCATAAAACTGTACCAAGTTCGCCTGGAGCACCAGAAACTTGCCCTTCAAATGCAGCAAATAAGCCTTGTCCGGAAACTGACCGGGACGGAGGTCGACACGTTGAAGCAGTCCAAAGAGATGCTCAAGCTCATGGAATATCAGTTAGCACTGGTCATTAAAGCCGCTGGGTACAGATTCCAAGAGGCTGAGGCAATCCGCAAGATGACCCTGGAGCAGCTTGCGTTTAACCGCGCCAAGGAACAAGGCGAACGCGGCAGTGAGAATAGAACTATTACACAAGAAGGCATAGTTTCACGATTCCCGAGTCCCTCAAGATTTTTTGCTGCTGGTGGTTACGTCGATAAACCTACTGTGGGTCTTATCGGCGAAGGTAATGAGGGCGAGTTTGTTATTCCCGAAAGCAAAATGGCTGCCGCGATGGATCGCTATGCTGCCGGACGCCGAGGTGAAGCGACCATTCCCGTCGACAGCGAAGGCAGCTTCGGTCAAGGCAGTTCCACATCGGCCTTGGGCGCCAACATGCCACGCATCAGCAACCAGATCAACGTCACCACCGGTCCCGTTATGCAGCTTGATGGAAAAACCTACGTTTCCCAGCAGGATATGGCGCAATCCTTGCGCAGCACTGCAGACACGGCCGTCCGAGCTACTCTTAAAATGCTTCAGTACAATACCCAAGTCCGCAAGTCAATCGGTATAGCTTGATGGCCCTTGACT